ATTTTTGATCTGTAAATCCGCTTACCTTATAGGTTAAATTGACCTGGAAGTTTTGTACCAGCGGCAGTAGATATTTTGCCGGGCTGACGCCTTGGTTGATCAAATATTCAGTAATCCAGTTAATATAACCAGCACCGCGATAAACTATACCAGCACTAGTATTACCATTATAGTCAACTGCAGACTGTGTAATTTGTCTATTTGTACTATCTTCAAGGTACTGAGTAGTTTCTGTTATAATGCCTTGTACGTCGGTTGAGAAACTATATAATGCGTTTAGCGGGGTATATGAGTTTACATCAATTAAGGTACCAAAATACTTGGCTGGTTTTAATAATGCGAGGGCTTGTTGTGCAGCGTACGGGAAATCGCTGCTCGTACGCCAGGCAAATTCCACAGGACCTTGTTGGCCAATAGCCCAGGCTGCGCCTGCTTGTTTGCTGTTAAATGTACGACATAACAATTGTGCCACACTGATTAAGTTACCGTTTTCATCTACTGGAATAAAATCTGACAGGCCAGGGCGTACATAATGTGGGTCAATGCCTTGACGATCACCGTAACGGATGTATCCTGCTTCTAAATCGTCCCATAGAACTTTATTGCCGCCAGTAAATGGTGCAGGACCATAGAAGCCTTGCCACCAGTCTGGTTGACTAGGAAATCCTAACATTTCCCAAGGTGTTAAATGCGGACGAATTGTATCATAGAAATACATATAACATGCACGCCAACTACCCGGCAACAATTCACCATTTACACGATCGCGACTTGAACTGTAGTTCCAAGTGAACGGATCATTGGGGTCAAAAGTATCATTAATAGTATAATCAAGTTTGTTGTTACCAACCCAGTTTAAGAAACTTTGACTTCGCACTTGGTTTGCATCTGCTAATGTATAATCGCTACTTCTAAATTTACCCGGAACTACACTAAAGATCTCGCTAAATGTAGTATTTGCAGATAATTTAATATTGTTATAGATACGTAGTTCTAATTCAAGTAAGAAGCTATCGCGATAGTCACCGAAACTTGGAGTAATACTACCATCGTGGCCACGAATAACAGTTGTAGATGTTCTATAAGTGTCATCTACAAAAATCTCAGGAGTGTATCTCGGCCATAGTCCTAACTTAGACGGAGTTTCTGGAATATAGTTACCATCAGTGTTACTATACTCAACAATTTTAATAATGTCGCCAACTGCCAACGCAATAGTAAAATCGATACTTGGCGTATCTGTTCTAAAGGTGTAGTCGAGCCCTTTAATAAGCTGCTGATCATTTAAATAAACCAACACAGCTTGATTGCTTAGTTTTGTATCACTAAAAATATTTGTAATTTCGTAATTTGTCTGCAACGGATCAAATACTTCAAAGCCGTCGATTGCTCCTATTTGTCCAACAATATTTTTTAACGGACCGTAAGGTACCATGTCACTATAATACCAAGGGAATGATTTATTTTTAACAATATTAATTCTTGTTAAAATCTTATCAACGCTGCCTATAGGATCTGTTGGGTCAATACCTTCAAGACTAGTGCTCAATTCTAAGAATTTGTTTTTAAATTTAGTGTATTCTTGTTGAGTATAACGAACACTGTTAATAAAGTTTGCTTGTTCGTCAATTAAAAATAAACTTGCATAAGGTACAGGGGCACTGTGTTTAAGAATGGTACCGCCCTGTTGCTTAATATCAATATCACGTAGATTACTTTGTGCTAATACATCACCTTCAACAATTGTACTGTTTTGTGCCAATGCTACTAAGTGGTTACGTAGCTGGCCTAGCGTTAAACTATCAATATCAATGTTCTGTGAATTTAAATCTAAATTTTGTGGAACTTGATAAAATGCTGTAGAACTTATTTCGTTACTATAGACTAAAATATCAATTTGATCGTTAATATTTAATGTAGTACTAATAGTGATTTGATTACCAACAATTGTCCAATCGATTGTAGGTTTTAAATATACAAAATTCTGGAATACTTTTACATAAGGAATAGATTGTTCATCGCTTACTGGTGTGATGTCTAAGGTAAACGTATCAGTATAACCGTTGATATTTAGATAATTGTCAGGGTTTGTTGGCTCAGTATAAACAAAGCTGAATAGCTGATATTGTTTGCTTTGCTCTGGAACTGTTAGCCATGTATTTTTTGGATCCAATGTTTGGCTATCTACAATTTTTTGAATGTAGCCTAGATTAACATTACGCGACACAATCGTTCCAGACTCGTCAACGTAACTAAAGGTATCAGTATTAAAAAAGTTTTGGAATTTAATATCACCTTGAGTGGTAAAATTCTTATAACTTAAGTAAAAATTAGTAATAGCATTACCATTTGCATCATATACAGGTGCAACAGGGCCTCTACTTAACACACTATCAGTAGTTCCTGTAGTTGCTCTATCATATCCAAAGATCTGTGTGCCAATAAATGTACTACGAGTATACTGGCTTAGACTTTTACCTTGAATAACTTCTCCTGTACTTAGATCTAGTCTACTGTCTAAGACATCAAATAATGGGGGTTGTTGTAGATATTCTTTTTGTTGGCTTTGATTCCAATTAACCCCATCAAACCACCATTGGCTACCTTTATATATTCCTAGTTTAACCACTGTGGTATTGTAGGCAATAACATCTCCATCGGCCGCTTTTGTAAGTTCAACATAATAAGGGCCCGATGGTAATTGTAACGAGTTAACGCTATATTGAACTAACGTTAATAGATAAATTTTATTTTTAACCAGCGGATCAGTGTCGTTGCCAAAAATTACACGTAGACCGTCTGGGTAGGCAATGTCGCCGTTGCTATCAAACAGCTCAATACCAAATACACTAGTGTATATTTTACCTTGTAGGTCAATGAACGCATTTTGAATAGTTGTGTCTAATACGTCAATCGGTGCTTTAGCAATACGACCATCATTGACCAATTGCATATTAGATTCAAATTGTACAATAGGACGTTGGCCACGAATACCATTGGTAAAGGTCGGAACAGTGCCATTATAGGCCGCAGTAGCAGTAATTATATCAACATGGAACCAACGATTGGTTCGTGCCCATGCGTTGCGCTCACGACTAGAACGATTGATCGTAATATAATCAGGAAAATATTCACCTGGGTAGTTTACTGCAATTTCATCGATATATGATTCCGGTGTTACTAGTTCGTCGACGGGCACTAGCTGTATGCCACCACCAATATCACCGACCTGTTCAACATAAAATTGACTATTTTGATAGTATGCCGGGGCCACATCATCACCAAATTGCACTTTAAGCCCTGATGTAAATTCAATACCATTAGGACTAGTATAGTTTTGCTGGCCTATAATATCAGTCTCTACATCAATTGTCCATCCAGAATATTGTATAACTTTGATTGGAGTATAGATATTCGGTAACAGACCATCTTGAATCCACAATTGATCATTTTGTGAAGTTAATAAGGGAACCGTAGCAAAGAAGCCGTCGTAATCTTTAAAGAATTCTTTGTTGGCATTCGCAATGCCAAGTTTAATATAGACCTTCTCACTGACTGCTACATCTTGCGTATGAACTAGTTTAAGCAACGGGTCACCGGATGCAATACTTGTAACTATAGTGCCGCTGGCGATGTCTGTGTACGACGCTGTTACATTCATTACTCCTGTATCGTTAGTTAAGGTAAATTCACTTCCGCCAGCGGTGTCGCTAATTGTAAATGTTGTTACTGAAGTAACATCTTTAATATAGTAGGTAGTACCAGAAATTATCCCTCCTACTGCTGGGTTTCCAACAAATACCACAGGCATGCCTGCTACTAACCCAGTTGTAGTTGTAACAGTAATATCGTTAGTACCAGATGCAGTTGCAGACAGTGCAGTTATGACATCTGTACGTTTTATAGTTGCATTAGCTGATATAGTAACAGTATCAGGAACATAAACATATTCTTGTCCCGCAGTTGCGTCATATAATAGCGAAACTACCTGACTTCCTACTGTTAAACTTGTACCAGCAATAATATTTGCAGCAATAGGTGTATCTAAACGTAATTTTTGACCAATGTCAACATAAACCACACGCCATATGTCATAACGATCTTCTTCAGCAATAACCGTGTTAGCATCGTAACCCGGAATAATATCGCCATCATTATCAACTACTACAGGATTAGTCCAGGCTTCTTCGCCTGCATTTGTCCACGTGTTAACATCAACAAATATAGTATATCTGCCGTTTAGTTGACCTGTGATACCTGCATATTGTGGATAGGCAGCTAAGAACTGACTTAGAGTTTTATTAGCTACCTGACTGTATGGAATAGGGGTAGCATAGTCTACGCTAAACACAGTAGGCATATTAACATAGCGATCTTGTGCATAGGTTTGTGGTACTTTGAATGTTACCGTGCCGCTATCGGCTCCATTATTTTCTACACCAAATACATCGCGCGAACTTACACTGGGTGTGGCACTAACTACACCGTCTACACCAGTCTCTGTTTGAATCCAAAACGGCACACCCGGTTGGTCAACTACAAACTCATAAACTCCGCCGCGGGCACAAATAATACTGTTATCAACAACACCGTTGTTTCTAAATATATAACGACCGTTAGCAGCATCACGTGTCACGGTGTAGGTAATCGTTAAATCAACCCCGCTGGTGCTTACATCAACCGGGTCAGGTCCATCTGGCAGCCAATAGTATTGACTAAAATTAATTAATTTGTCAAAACTAATTTTAGGATCAAATGTATAATAATCTTGTTCAAATAAACGACTGTGATTATTTGTTAGGCCACCGTAGTAACCAATCTTATCTAATAGATCAATATAGTCAGCAACAAAGGTAACATTGTTTTGTTCGTCTTTAATTACAACGCCCGGCTCTAGTTGATAATTTTGTCTAGTGGCGTTATATTCAATAACATAACTATCACCAGTTTTATATGTAGGAGCAAATTTACGACCGATATATCCATAAAGCGTTTCTAAGTTTGGTTCAGTTACTAACTGATCCATTGTAGCGGCTAAGAATTTCTTATTAGCATCACTTTGGAATACGGTAGGTAAAAATTTGTAGGTTTTTCTTGTTGCCATGCTAGTCCCGTCTTTTTGTTAACTTACTATGATTGCACCAGTTTGATTTAATTGTGCCGCAGTAATTGCTGTAATAATTTGTACGTTGTCTACTGTGGCTGCGCTTGTAATAATTTCATTGATGTTGGCATTTACCTGTAATAGACTACCAAATGCATCTGCTTGGTTAGCAGGAACAATGATAATGCTAGAAACATTAGGACTCAATTGAACATGTAGATAACTTGCTAGTTCACTAAAGTAAAAAGTTTCACCGAAGTCCCAGTTTGAAACATCAAAATATGTGTTAATAGCAGCAATTACGCTGGTCTTAATTTCGTTATCACTGATTACCACGTTAGGATTTTTAACGATCTTAAACGTGGCCTGCAGCGTAGGTATTGCCTTGCTACCAAATAAAGGTTTAAACTTAGCAGGATTATAAATGATAGTGTCGCTGATTGCTTTATAGTTGTCTAAGGTGCTGTAATCAAGTTGCAATTCTTCACTGGTAGGAGCCAATGGCTGTGCAACCTGTCCAGAGGTGTCCTGTATCCATGCTAGGTAATCAATTGAATATTGCTGTGTTAATACATACAAGTCAATGATGTTATTTGGGCTTGGGTCAATACGTCTGTTATTAGGACTGTTATGACGATATTGGAAGTATAAATCTTGACGCCCCAATTTAGCTGTGTACCCTGTAACTGTGTTAATTGCAAACACTGCTCCACTTACCGTTAATTGATAAAATGTATCTGTGTTAGGAATATAAAATAGTTGCCCTGTTTGATATAGTGTTTTTGCCTGTTCTATTGCACGCAAGGTATTGTATGATGACACTACAGTGGCATTATCCACCGGAGTTTGAATAACAAAGTTATCGTAACTTACAGTATCTTGGAAGTAAACATATTTTTCAGCAGTGTTTACTGTAGGATTCACAATAAGATCAAACAATTCAGGATTGTCAGGTATACCGTCATTGTCGCTGTCGCTAAATGTTATATAAATTTTATCAATGTTTACATATCCGTCAACTTCGGTAATTGACTTATTGATATACCATATATAATCTAATGCCAATGGGTTGCTATCATCGGGATTACTGTTAACTTTTAACACTTTGATTTGATCATGTACTGTTAAACCAGTTTTAGCATCAAAAATCTTTGTTGCGCCATCGTAGTAGAAGTTAGTTTCTAATACACTTTCAAACACGTAGTTTAGTCCGTGATATAATACTGTGTATGTTTTGCCTACTGTTTGGAATGCAATAATCCAGCTGGCATCTTTAGCCTGTCCGCTGGTATCTCCTGCCCATGTTAGTCCAAAGTCGCTAGTTAAATCTAAATCTGTTGGTAGTATAATTTTCCAAGTGCCAGTGTCTGTATCGTAGCGTAGACCAAAGTTGGAATAGGCTTGTATGTAGCCCACCATCGATTGTACTAATACGTTAGGGAAATCAACATTAAACACCGCAAATACTTTGTCACCGATAACAGTTTGTGCATTACCGTCTAAGCCCACTGCTGGGATGATTTGATTTAGTGTGACTGGTCCTGCACCACTGGCTAAATTACCTTGGCCGCCGTTGGTGCCGTCACCTACTACTAATTCAATAGCCGCATATACATAATATTTGTCACCTGATTTGCTAGGAGTACCTGTGCGTACATAGTTTTGGCTATCAAAGTAATTACCTGCACCTGCGCTAAATCTAACAATCGCACCTTGGCGAATGTATTTGTTGCTGTTAGCAACTATGTCGCCAATCTGTAGGATATTACCTGCTACATCAACAAAAAAGCCAGTACAACCGTTGGCAATTGTAGTCGATGTGTGCCAATATACATCTGTTAAAGTAATTAACGGATAGTCAGCGTAGAATAATTGTTGCGTTTCTGTTGCTTGTGCAATAGGAGCAACCCGATCGTAAATTGTACGATAGATGTCGTTGGTTGTAAAGAAGTCAAAACTAAATGTATCAGTAAAACTATCACGGTATAGCATACCATCTTGTGAGAATATGTTAGTACTTGAATATTTGCCAGTTGCATCAATAACGTCTAGGTAACGACTTACACCCGAGCTTGTACGGTTAACTGCTTTTACTTTTAAAATATTACTGAATAGTGTGTAAGGTAAGATATTATAATCTTCACCTGTGATCATACGATTCTGTGTGTAGAATTGTTGCGGTGCCTTTTGTTTAATATCATCTAGGCTTTCGCGTGTACTTGAGTTAGCAATAGTATATTGCAGACTAGCTGAGATATTTAATACTTCGACACGACCTGATTGGCTAACATAATTAATAGACATAACCACACCCTGCATTTCGTCGGGTGTAATTTTATATTGTAGACCGTTTGATGCTCTATAGTATACACGGAAGTTGCCTTGCGGGATATTACTAAATGCACCGTCACCAAATACTAGATCAATTTGATCAGCGGCTTGTGTGTTTACTTGATAGATATTCCGATTTGATGTATTGTTATAGATAACGTTAGTGTTAGCTACAGCAGGAACCTGTGTCCATAGCTGACCCAAAGTTCCGTCACTGTTTACACTGTATAACCAAACGTCACTATTATTGATGTTGTTTACGTTAATATTAAAAATACGGTTAGGGATACTTTCTGCAAAGTTAAAATCACGCGATTGTATAATACCTTGTACAAAGTACAAGAAGTAACCTGTGTTATTGCTACTGTTGCCTAGACCGTCATTTCTGTATAAGAAATTAAACGGTGCTGATACCAATGGGGGTGCTTCGTATATGTAGCTTTCGCCTGTACTAGTAGGGCTTACAAATTCAAAATCCATACTTGTACCAGCCACTGTGGCTTTAAACGGATAAACTGACAATCTACCAGGTACATAATTTATGTTATATTCTTCTACGTTAATACCTGCAATATTCTGACTACCTGCAGGTTTGCCAATCATTTGATTGCTTTGTAGTGCGGCATTTAAAATAATAGTGAATTGTTCTAACCAGTTGCTGTTAGCACTGTCTGCCCAATTAACCACTAGTCCGCTTAGATTGATACCATTACTATCAAACACTGTTTCAGTCGTTGATACGCTGTCAAATTTTAAATAGCCTCTACTGTTGATATTACGTTTAGGATTGTATGAAATCAGTCGTGCTAATTTAAGAACACTGTCTCGACGTTGTGCAGTGTCAATAAAGTTTTCACGTGCGTTTAAGTCGCCACGGAAGGCCAATGATTGACCTAAGAAGGCAATCATATCGATTAGTGCAATGAATTCACTTGATTCAATATAGTCGTTGAAGTCTTCTGGGTAGTATAATTGAAGGTAACTAATCATACTAGCACGAATAGTTTCGTAATCGTAGCTTTGGAAGTCGGCGTTACGGAAGGTTTGATAGACTTTTGTCCAGTCCTCTGCAACTAATAAACTCGATTGTCTTGTGGTAATTGCCATACATTATTCCCAATATAATGTATTTATCTTAGAAATAAACTGTGTAGTTAATTACTGTGCAGAAAGAGATTGGGATTCGCCGTTAAAATTTAACAGCATTGTATTGATTTGATTAGTAGGAACGTAGCGCAATTGTAGTTCAATTTGAATACCTTGGTCGTATTCCGTAACAATAATGTTATCAAAACTAACGCGAGGGTCATAACCGGCAACAGCTGATATGTCTGCTATGATTACACTTTTTAAATCTTCAGTGAATGGCTCGTATAGAACGTTCCAGATGATTGTACCAAAGTTTGGGTTCATCAACTTCTCACCTTTACGGATGTTGAAATGATTTATAATGTCTTGTTTGATTAAGTCAAAGTCAGTCAAGCGGAAATTTTTGCTTGCTCCTAGTGTACTAAATCCTTTATAAGTTGCGCCGGCCATATTAATATTTATCCAGCATTGATACTTGGTAGTTTGGGTGCTAGCACGCTAACAGCATACTTGCCTTGGTTAAACAATTCTGCGCCAGGACCGCTACCAGACCTAAATGACAGTGCAGCATCTGAACCTAACTTATGAGCTACACTCATCATTCCTGCTACATCAGCTGGTGTTTGATCGGCTGTAATTGCACCGCTAGACAGCAGGTTGGTGTAATTTTGATTAGTTACTGCTGACATCACACTTTCTTGTTCTGTTTTATTGCTTAAAAAGCTAGTTGCATCAGTGATGCTGTTTTTGTTTGTCCAACTATTAGGATTTGTCAATTGCTCGTTGCTGGTTACTGTGCTTTTAATATAGCCTTGCTCTTGTAATGCTTTGTAGTCTAATTGATATTTGCCTAGTTTACCATCACTGCCTGTGGTAGTATAGTCATTGCCTTGTCCTAGTTGTGACATCAAGGCAGTAGTTTCATCTTTAGTTAGCGAACCAGCTGGTGCAACCGCAGGTGGTTGATTGCGAATATCTTTAGGGGTAGCTGCGTTTTCTACACCCGCAGTTAAAGTTGTGTCGCTCTTAGTTGCATCAGTACCCGAGAACGAAGCATTAGGTTGTATACCAGGGCTTGTTGGTATAAATGCTCTTGCTCTGGTACCACGGTCATACGGTTCGTGTGTGGGTGCAAAGGTTACAATGGACTCTAGAGCGCCGGGCTTACTTGACCACGTACCTCCAGAGCCAGTTACTTCAGGCAGTTTACGGGTTTGTATAGGGGTTATAGCTTTTAATGCATCTGTGCCGCCACTATTCTGTTTAATGCTAGCACCTTCAAGTGCAATTATGCCCCCAGCTTTAAGACCAATTTTTGCGGCTGAATCTACTTTAAATGCGCCTACCTTAAATTCAGTACCAGAATTTGCAGTTACATTAAATTTACCTTCAGCAAGAAAATCTATCAATGGTGTTTCTAATTTTAGACTAGTACCTGCCTTGATATTAATTTTGCCACCTACATCAAGATTAAAGTCACCGTCAGCATGTATGTCAAATGTACCTTCTGTACGTAAGGCCATGCCTCGTTTGCTATAGGCTAAAATTTTACCATCTTTAGTTAATTCTACCCAGCTAAAACCGTTGGCATGGGCAATATACAGTGACTCGTTGCTGTCGTGCATCAAGATTTGATGACCGCCCGCTGTACGTAATCGAATAAGTTGGTCTTCACCAGTAGTAGCACCGTCATCCATTAAGAATACGTGCCCACCTTTGCGTGATTTTACCTCAGTATATTTAGAATTTAATTTACCAGCCTCAAGATCTGGAAGATAACTTGGATCATCTGCAGGGTCATTTACAGGGCGACCTGGGGTACTAATACCAAATACAAAACTAGGACTTTCTCGTTGGCTACTACTTGAAACTGGGCCACGGACAATATCTCTTTCTAAGCCTTGTTTTTGATATATCGAATACTGGTATGTATGTAACGGTTTGTTATTGTTATAGAATGCAGTATTAGTAAAATCGCTGGTATATTGATTAAACTCTACAACCGGTACTATATCACCTTCTTGAATTTGTTTACGCTGACCCGGAGTTAAACTATTACGATCAACATTTGATGTTCCTGCTAAGCCAGGCATCATATAATGACTTAAATGTGGATTAACACATGCTAGTCCGTAGCCACGCAACGGATCACCGGCTACAAAAATTACAATAATCTGCACACCAATATCTGGTGGCACCATCCACATACCGTAGGTGTGGTGCACTGTACCAAATTTATTTTCTTGGCTAGGGCGATCAGTTGACGATTGTGTCTGACTAGTGTAACCTAAAAATGGACTAGTATAACTAACTGTGCGCCAGTTTTTGGGATCGTCCTCGGGACCGCCTAGGTCTGGGATATAAACTTGTAGTCTGCCGCTGCGAGTTGGGTCTAGGTTATTTTTAATAATACCAATATAGGGATACGGATCAACACGGGTACCTGCTGCATCTTCACGACGAGCATTCTTAATAACCTTATTGCCGGCTCTACTATCTAATGCCATATCTTATTATCCTAATATTGTCGCTCTAATATCGTTTGTCCGCCAACAACAATTGATGGGTTGGGACCTTTTGCTGTGGTGTTAAACTGCACACTAGACTGAATCGTTGCATTCATACTAAACCCTAGCGCCGGAATTGAGTTTGCTGTATCCACTATCTGTTGATTTAGCGATTTTTGTTGTGCTAGTAAATTTTGTTTTCTTGCCAACAATGTAGCATATTCTTGTGATTTAGCTGCTAGTTCTTTTTCACTCAAATCAGCATTGGCTGGGTCGTCAGCAATCAACTGATCTTCGACTCTAGTCAGTCCGCTATCGGTAGATCTATACGAGTTATAAACACTATCGCGTTGCATTACTAGATCTTTAACTTGTTGTGCTATTACTTTTGCTTTGCCTAAGAACTGTGCATTATTCTCTGCTTCCGTTGGAACTGGTAGAGGTGTTATCGCTGGTGGGGCATTTTGGTTATTAATATCAGTCGCAACTCCAGCGGCCCTAACAGCCGCTAAATCTTGTTGTTGTGTAGATGGAGCAGGCTCTGCGTTATTTGCTATAGGTGCCGCTTGTTCTTGCCCGGGAATTTGATCTCCGGCCGTGTCGGTTGCCGTAGCAGTATCTGTCGTGGGTGGGTTAGGTGCTTGCTGTACTGGTGTTGCGGCTACTGCGGCAGAACCCGGACGCTCTGCTGATTGATTGTTATTTCTACTTACATAATCAAATGCTACCTGTCTCGGTATTCTAGTCATCGTAAGTTCTTGAGTAAATTGTCCTTTGGCAAATGTACTAGTTACACTAAGCACTTGGTACAATCCGCTAAACACACTATTTCGCTCACCTGCATCATATTTCATAAAGCCTGTGCTGTCGTCTATGTCTCTAGGGACCTTAAACAAAACTTGTACGTATAAACTACCGTCATCCATCACAAGACTGCCGCCGTCAGGCAACAGACGCTTGTCAATTTCTGAACTAACTCTTAAAGAATTTGAAGTATCTGCACCGTAAAAGATATCGTCTTGTTTGATGTAATCGGGATCACCGATGATGGTCATTTTTACCCTAAGCATATCTGCTTCACTACTACTCATAATACTATCTGCTAGATCAGCTGCACCGACTTCTTTAGCAGTACTTGGATTACCTGTAGCCACTGCTTTAGAGTTTTGCACAACAGGTTTCATTACTAGAGGCATTACCGCGTCATAGTTAATACCTTTAGGCGCATCGCCTCCCGAATAGTTAGGAGCATTTTGAAATTCATAATTTGTAGTGATACTATCGCCTGTAGGATTTTGGCTGGCCATGCTACTTCTATAAGCAGTTTGTTGAGTATAATATAATGTATTAAACACAATATCTAAATGAATGATATCGCTATTCTTTCCTGTAAAGAAATAGTTGTATGCCTTAACTGGTGTAACTACTGTTCCTTGCGGCGCAATATCGCTACGTAAGTTATACATCTTATAAGGCTTAACAGTGTAGGTTACTTCTTTAGCTTGTATTTTTCTTATTTTATCAAAGCCCAACGGTCTAACCTTAGGAATAATTCTAAACCATTTAAGTGGCTTATCTTTCATTGCATCTTTGCGGGCTTTATATTCTTCATTGGATATACCGTCAGGTAATACCAATTGGTCGTGAATATAAGAACTATTGCGTATTACATATTCTAATAATTTGTCAATTGTTGTACCATAATTAATACTAAAAATACCCCTACTAGTATCATATGTGTTTTGACTACTACCAATGTCAGCCATTCTCATACTAACAGCATCTTTGATGTTTTCGTTTTTCTTCATTGGGGTTTCTTTAGGAGTATTACGTTTATCTTCTATAAACGTTGCTGTTCCTAAGATGTCTTGCCCTGTGTCGGGGTCGGGCAAGAATTCAAAACGATATACATCTGCTATGGCTATTTTGCCTGCGTCTTTTAACCCTTTGTAGTAGGCATTAATAGCGGTGCCAAACGAGTCAGCATTAAGTGTTGCAGGTGTGCCTGTAGATGGGGAGGTTGATTCCCGCTGATTAGTGTCAAACTGCTGTATAGCTTGATTAAGGCCGCCAACAGAGGTACCTTCACTGCTCTGAAAGAAATCAACTATAGTTCGTGATGTTACTTCCATGTTAGCTGGCACTGTTACTGTAGTGCTTTCAAATGCAGCATGGCCATACGGTGATGCTCTAAAGTCATATACGGCGCCACGTTCTGTAATCCTAATGCCTAATTTATTGAGTTTAATTGGGAAACGTTTTTGTAATTCCGGAACCGCCCCAGTAATTTCCCCGGCATCGTCAATGGCAAAAAAATCAATCTGTACTAGATAGGGCATGTCAAGATAATTACTACCACCCAAATCTTCAGTAGTTTTGATAATTCTCTCAACCATTGTAAAGCCATACGGCTCTATAATTTCAAAATTGCAGCTAATGGCATTTGTATTGCCCGATTCGTCATTGGGACTTATGATAGTCTTCATACTGAAGTTTTCAAAATAGAAATCCTCAATCCAATTTTTATTACGTTGGAAATTAGCACTATGGCGCCCTGCACTGGCTATAATGACATTTTTAGCCGAGTATTCCTGCGTTACAACTAAATTATCGTATTCTTCATTGGTCATCATGTGTAGACTTAAAGAATAGATATAACTGGCATATCGATGTAGTCTATTAGGTATTGGTGGCGCATTTTGCACTATAAAAATATCGGTGCCGGGAGTTGCTCTATCAACGTTATCTGATTCAGACGGTATCGGTCCAGTCCAAGGCACGCCCGATAAGCTAGGCTGTGCAATCGGATTCGCGCCAGGTGCTGGTCTGCCGGGCTTCGCTCCTTTTAGTTGGAAATGAGGCAAATCTTTAAAGTTCTTCCAATTGCCTCCCCACTCTAAACCCAATCCTTCACCAATTTTACCAATTTGTTGCCAGGTGGCTTGTGAAGCATGATATCCACCATTTACAGGAATAACATCAAATGCCTGCCCTGTTTCGTGTATACTCTGGCCACCTTTAAGGTTTGTAACAATTTGTCCAGGTGCAGTTCGGCCTTGAGCATATAATTTATCTTGTTCTGCTGTTGTTCTTAGTGTGCTGGTAAGTTTGATTGGCACCCCTGCAGCAGCACAAGCGTCAATGAGCTGTTGAGCTAGTGTTCGTGTAGCTGGGGTTAGTGACGTTATTCGATTATCCATTGATACTTCTCATTAAAGCCCTAAACTTGCTACTAGATTTTGTTTTTGTGGGATATAGATAGTTACCCCGGGCTCAAAATCATATATAGGGTCTTGAATAACATTGGGGTTTCGTATAGCAAATACCCACCATAGTTTAGGGTCGCCGTATAAGTCGTAGGCTAATAGGTCGGGACGTTGTTTATAGATAACATCAATTTGATATTGTACATCTTTTGGATCAATGGGTATGCTAGGAATTGTAGCCACATCCATAAAAAACCCATAAAAATCTGTTTTTGAATAGGGACTGGCTTTGCCGTAGTTTGTTGCCATTAGATAAATCCTCCTGCACCAGTATCGCTGTTAGCTAGTAAAAACCCCTGTGCAAATTTATTAAGATCAAAGTTGTCAGCAAGATTTTTACGACTGTACATCGGTTGTAATGTTATAGACACCGAACTTCTTGTTGGCAATCGTGATGTTGTAGTAATTGTATTATATTCTGTTTTTGTAGTATTGGCTTTGGCATTGTTGGCTGCTAATTTAGCATCACCTGCTGCAGACCCGGTAGATCCCCAATTTGGCGCATAAATTTCTCCGTTGGGTCCAGTAATACTATTAGTTGCCAAGTCTGGCGTAGTATTATTTGTCACACTTGGTGGTGAAATCTGCGACTCTTGCAGAGTGGTTCTACTAATAGGCACTTGAATATAGTCAACATCATCCGGCAATGTATGTTGGAATGATGTAACCGCACAAGGTATGTGTGGGAAATAGTGACTACCATATCCATCTAAGAACACAATCGGCGGCGGATTACCTACGTTATCACCTTGTCCAAAGAACATTTTAGTAGCACTGCGGAAAAAGTAGATCGCAGCCATTAAGTACTGGCCGTCGCTGGGGTTTTGTACTGTAAAGTCTCCACTGATTGTAATAGCTGCCACTTCTGAGTTGTTGTAGAAATACGCAGGATAATTACTATGTGTAAGGCTTGCTGAAGAATAGTTTGCGTTATGTGTAACTGTGATCGCAGGAGTATACGGAAATATAACTCCGTTAGTTTCAACCAATGGATACATTAGTGCATTAGGTAACATCGTAGGATCTTGGTACCAAATTTTAGCCTTAGGAGATAGACTTATTCTTACTCGCCAATCATCTTCATTAGCCGCAGTAGCACCCCCATTACCATTTGCACTTTGGAAACCTATGTTTGGTGCATTTTTAGCTTCACTACTCATACCACCCGGCAACAAGCCAGAGATAGCATTACGTGCGTTACTCGGGTTTAATAAAGAAAATACATCTTTGCCGCCGCCGGTTAATGCACGGGTAGGTAAGCTACCAGCTGATTGGTTAAATAAACCACCTAAATTTAATGCCATATAATAAAACCTCTTGCTTTACTGTATTTATTGACTGTATTATAGTAGTATATTAAAAGGATTCCTCTAGCCATGAGAAAGGTAAATTACCTAAATAAAAGTATAAATAATATAAAAGGATTGTTATGCAGAACTTTTATGTTTATGCCTATCTTAGAAGTAAAGATTCTTCCACAGGTAAATCAGGCACACCGTATTATATAGGCAAAGGCACCGGAAATAGAGCGTATGTTAAACATTATGCTCCTCTTCCTAAAGACAGATCGAATATCACATTTATTAAACAAAATTTAACAGAACAACAGGCACACGAGTTAGAAATAGAATTAATTACAAAATACGGTAGAAAAGATTTAGGCGCCGGCATTTTACATAATAGAACCAATGGCGGAGAAGGTATTAGTAATCCTTCTCTTGCAACTAGAGAAAAATTAGCGTATGCTAAAAGAAACGAGTCTCTAGAAACTAAATTAAAGAGATCTATAGCGGCAAAAAATAGAATAAGAACTCCGTTGAGTGCAGAGACTAAACAAAAAATTAGTTCAGCAAATAGCGGTAAGAAACGATCAGTAGAGACTAAGGAAAAAATGTCTAACATAGCAAAAGGTAGATCATTATCCGCTGAACACAAGGAACATATTAGCAAGACACTAATGGGAAAGCCCAAAGCGCCATTCAGCAATCAGCATAGAGAAAATATTGGTAAGGTGCACCGAGGAAAACCTTGGTCTGCTGCCAGAAGAGCAGCATATGAAAATAAGGGGAATCAAAATTCGTAAAGTCAACTATTTAAATAATAAAGATATTCTAAAGGAAATTCACAAAAGTAAGTCAACATTTTGTAGTTACGTAGACCCTAGCTATAAAGACTATGACATGATTATCTACGGTACTGACAAAATTACTAAGAAAATCATCGCAGAAGCTCGCAGTTCACGTATAGAACGACTGGCAAAAGAAGCACAAGAAGTAGATTTATTAAACGGCATTAAAAAGAAGTTGGATGAATATGCAAGTCCATTGAAGGATACCCCAAGCACAGACGTGGTATTCCGTGTTATGACCTGGGATCATATACCCATCGACGAACTTAAACAAAAGAAAGCCGACGCTAAAGCACAAGAAGAATACGAGGCCGACGAAGATAACTTTGAGACGGAATATGACGAGCCTGTTGTAGTTAAAGGTGCAACAAAATATACCAAATGCAATTTTCCGCCGTTTCAACACTATAAAGTTGATGCAGATAATAAACCGTATCTAGTAGGCAAAAGTCATTGGAAGGGCGATTTAGAAAAAGGCAAGTTTAGCAAAGATCATGGCAATATGACCAACAAACTAGCACACATGTTTATTAAACTATGCGAACGTTATGCCACACGTAGCAACTGGCGTGGTTATACCTATAACGATGAAATGCGCAGTCAAGCATTGTTACAATTAAGTCAAATTGGTCTACAGTTTGATGAAGCCAAATCACAAAATCCATTTGCCTACTACACCGCGGCAATTACCAACAGCTTTACTCGTGTTCTAAATATTGAAAAGCGCAATCAAAACATTCGTGATGATATTTTAGAAATGAACAACTACACACCTAGTTACACACGCCAAGGAGATTGGGGTGGTGGTGGCTGGGGTGCTGACGAATAGTTTGGCAAAATTATCTTTGCTCATCTTCCGTTAATTAGCGTATACTATATAAATGGCAAACTTATTTAAAAAAGCAGCAGTTCTGACAGACATTCACTTTGGCTTAAAGTCCAACAGTCAGCTACACAACGACGACTGTTTAAACTTTGTTAAGTGGTTTATTGAAACAGCCAAGGCAGAAGGATGTGAAACTTGCTTTATGTTAGGTGACTGGCATAACAATCGAGCGGCTATCAACATTGTTACCTTAAACTACAGCCTAACAGCCTTAGAGTTGTTGGGCAAAGCCTTTGACCGTGTTATCTTTATTCCTGGCAATCATGACCTGTACTATAGAGACAAGCGTGATATACAGTCAGCTGAATGGGCTAGACATATTCCTAACATCGAAATTGTAAATGATTTCTATCAAGAGGGCGATGTTAGTATTGTGCCCTGGTTGGTAGGTGACGATTGTAAAAAGATTCCTAAAATCAATGCCAAATATATGTTCGGACACTTTGAATTACCACACTTCTTTATGAACGCTATGGTACAGATGCCAGAGCACGGTGAACTACGTCGTGAACATTTTGGTCATGTTGATCACATGTTTAGTGGACACTTCCACAAACGACAAACTAATAAGAACATTACCTACATCGGCAATGCTTTCCCTCACAACTACGCTGATGCAGGCGATGATGAGCGTGGTATGATGATACTTACTTGGGGAGAGGATCCTGTATTTAAGGCCTGGCCCAACCAACCCAAGTATCGTGTATATGGCCTAAGCGATGTACTGCGCACACCAGAAACATTACTGCTACCGCAGATGCACTGTCGTGTTAATATTGATATTGATATTACCTACGAAGAAGCCACGTTTATTAAAGAAACATTTGTCGGTACATATAATCTACGTGAGCTTACATTAATTCCTGTTAAGAACATGGACATCGGGCAAGACATACAATTAGGTAATGTGCAATTTGAAAGCATCGATACTATTGTCACTAATCAATTGACCAATATTAACAGCGATCATTATGATCCTAATCTATTATTAGACATATATAGGCATCTATGAAAATATTTTCGTGCGGATGTAGTTTTACATATGGAGATGAATTAGCTAATCCAAGTGATAGTGCTTGGCCTGTGTTGATTGCCCGGCAACTCAATGCAACATTAGATAATGTTTCTATGAGCGGTAATAGTAACTCTAGAATACATTATCAGACTATTAAAAATATGAAAAACGAGTACGATCTGTACTTGATAGCTTGGTCAGAATACAGTCGATTTACATTTTACAAAAGTGAAAATAATCACAACGTCGGATTCAATATACAATTAACTCATGATTTATATGGTAACAAATCTTTCTATAGAGATTGGGGTAAAATTCTCTATAAAGAGTGGTACAATGACCTATTTGCTTTTAAATTATGGTTACAACAAATTTTACAACTACAACAAATATTAGGTAATAGAAATTATGTTATGATTAATACCTTTCCTAATAATTTAGATCGATGGCTTACAACTAAAGATCACTTTATTGAAAAGGTTAAACCTCTTATTAATTTTAATTTAATGCCTGATAACGCTATTTTTGACGAATATAACGAAATACAGTATTATATGAGTTTAATAGATACATCTAAATTTTATAAATGGAATGAATTCTCTATTACTGAACTACGTGATCACTTTCCGTGTGGCACTGGTGGTCATATTTTGGAAGAGGGACACGCCCATTTAGCCAATCTGATCTATCAACATCTATGATTGGGTTATTTGGTGATAGTTTTGGAGTACAAAAGGATTGTGAACCGTTTGAAAGTTGGGTAACTTTATTATCTAAAGATTATGGTATTATCAATCATTGCGAATGTGGTGTCGGTGAGTATAAAATATTAGAACAGCTGCGTCAAACAGATTTATCAGTTTTTGACCATATAATCATTACCCATACTAGTGCTACCCGGGTGCATGTTAAGCAAAATCCTGTACACATTAATAGTGTGTACCATAAAAATTGTGATATAATATATGCAGACATAGCTGAAAGAGATGACGCATTTTCGCAAGCATGTCAGCAATATTTTAAATATATTTTTGATATTGAGTATGCAATCGATATACATAACATGATATGTGAAAAAATTGATCGTTTGTTAGATAAAAAAAATGTTACGCATATAACACATTTTGATTATACCAATCTATATAGTTTTCCCAACATGAAAAATTTTTATAAACTATATTTAAATAACAAGGGCGAAGTAAATCACTACAATAAGTACGGCAATCAACAAATATATCAAACATTAAAAGATCATTTATGTTCAGAATAAAAAATCTCACAGTACGCAACTTTATGAGTGTAGGTAATGCTACACAGGCCGTAGACTTTGATCGTAGAGACCTCACTTTGGTCTTAGGCGAAAACATTGATTTAGGTGGTGATGACAGTGGAGCACGTAATGGTACAGGTAAAACTACTATCATTAACGCACTTAGCTATGGTCTATACGGCACAGCACTTACTAACATTAAAAAAGATAACTTAATCAACAAAACCAATGCCAAAGGTATGTTGGTTACTATTGATTTTGAAGTTAATGGCGAAAGTTATCGTATCGAGCGTGGGCGCAAACATAATGTACTTAAATTCTATATCGGTGATGTAGAGCGAGAAAGCAAAGACGATAATAGTCAAGGTGATAGCCGCGAAACACAAGCCGAAATTGAACGCTTGTTAGGAATGTCGCATGACATGTTTAAACACATTGTAGCTCTTAACACTTACACAGAGCCGTTCTTAAGTCTTAAAGCAAATGAACAACGCACCATTATCGAACAGTTACTCGGTATTACTCTACTATCAGAAAAGGCAGATGCGCTTAAAGAACAGGGTAAAGCTACTAAGGACGCAATTCAACAAGAAGAGTTCAATATTAAGGCGATTACTGACGCAAATGGCCGTATTCAAGAGCAAATTGAGAGCCTAAAGCGTCGACAAACTATGTGGACTACCAAACATGCAGAAGACGTAACAAAACTGCAAAATGCCTTAGATGAACTATTAAAGATCGATATCGATAGTGAAATACAAGCACACAAAGACCTTACAGCATATAATCAAAAGCGTAAGGATTTAGGTGACTTAGATAAAGCTATCCTACGTGCTGACGCAGATTGTGTTAGAGAACAAAAGCTCGTAGACAAGACAGAAAAAGAAATTAGTGACTTAGAAGCGCACACTTGTTATGCTTGTGGGCAAACATTCCACGATAATAAACATGAAGAAGTGTTAGCAGGTAAAAGGGCTATCTTAGCAGAAGCACACCAACAGTACATTGAGTTGTTTGGTCAACTACAATTATTCCAATCAACTAGAAAAGAACTAGGCGAATTAGGCCAACAACCAAAAGTATTCTACGATAAAGAAGAAGATGCTATTCATCATCGTAGCACTGTAGCAAGCCTACAAACACAGTTAGCAGGTAAACAGGCAGAAACTGATCCTTATGATGAACAGATTGAGGAAATGAAGACTACTGCCCTAGCTGAAATTGATTATGGTGTAATGAATGAGCTAATGCGTGTTAAAGAACACCAAGAGTTCCTATTAAAATTATTAACAAACAAAGATTCGTTTATACGTAAACGTATTATTGATCAGAACTTAAGCTATTTAAATGCACGCTTAGGTTATTACCTAGATAAGATTGGCTTGCCGCATAGCGTTAAGTTCTTAAACGATCTGAGTGTTGAGATTCAAGAACTAGGCAGAGAGTTAGATTTTGATAACTTAAGTCGCGGTGAACGTAATAGACTTATCCTTAGCTTATCGTGGGCGTTCCGTGATGTGTGGGAAAGTTTATATCAACCAATTAACCTATTGTTTATTGATGAGCTTGTTGATTCGGGTATGGATACATCAGGTGTCGAAAATGCCTTGGCTATCCTTAAGAAAATGACTAGAGAGAATAATAAGTCCATCTGGTTGGTGTCGCATAAAGATGAACTAGCAGGTCGCGTAAACAATATTTTAACAGTAGTTAAAGAAAACGGGTTTACCACTTATAACACCGATGTAGAAATAAAGTAATATATAAAGTATAGGGAGAATACTATGGCAGTTAAGAAAAAAGGCAATCCTATGCAGACACGTACAGGCAAACCTAGACTAGGCCCGCTTAACGTTACGCAACTAACAGCACTGTTAGAAAAAACGCAACAAAAGAAAAACAAAGCAAAGATTTCAAAAGAAATTGCTCGTAAACAAGCAATGTTACAACACTAAGGAGAAGTAAAATGGCAACAACACATGAACAAATCGTAGCAGCATATGATGCATACCTGGCAGAAAATGAGAAGTTTGAAGGCAAAGGCGTGGGCGCAGCAGGAACACGTGCTCGCGGCGCACTAGGCGACCTAGGCAAATTAACTAAAGCTCGTCGTGCAGAAATCCAAGAGAAGAAAAATGCTGCCAAGGCAACGAAATAAATAGACTTATGGCATATGAATATCCTTGGACGTACAATGGTGTAATATTTGACTCTGAGGATATTCAAACCTATTATGGCTTTATATATAGAATAACAAACACAGTAAATGGTCATGATTATATTGGCCGCAAGTACTTTACTACCATCAAAAAGAGACCACCTCTAAAAGGCAAGAAAAATAAACGACACGAAGTCATAGAAACAGACTGGAAAGATTATTGGGGCTCATCACACCGCTTAATAGAAGATATTGAGCAACTAGGCAAAGAGAAATTTACTCGTGAGATTATACATCTGTGTAGCTCAAGAGGCGAAACTAATTACTTGGAAGCCTATTACCAATTTAAGGAAAGTGTCTTGTTGCGTGAAAACAACTACAACGGCATTATTCAACTTAAACTTGGTAAAAATTCCGTAAAAGATTTAAAAATTACAAAATAACAAATTACAGCCACTAATGCAGATGTGATCTGTGTCATGAGGGGATCGTGCTACGTTTAAGTACCGCACGTGGAACGTGTAGATAAGACTACACACATGACGGCAATGGCAATATCAATAGGTGTAAAAGCCGAATGATCCAGGCTCCGTAACATATCGACCTGGGAGCAAAACGACAGTTGGCTAACTACGACTGTATGAGCTACCGCCAGAGAAATCTAGAGTAGGGGGTACAGGCTGACCGCCTCCGTGCTATTGAAAGCAATCTCTTATAGTTAGTGTGACGCAGTACTCGGATGATGCGGCGGTTGCAATTTGCCTCGGACAGGTAAATTGTGACTGATATCTGGATGATAACGTTTAAGAGCTTACATTAATTCAAAGTAAATTAACTTAATAAAGAATAGAAGAAAAGGCTTTAGAGCGAAAGCGATAAAGCAGATGTCGTAAGACATCTTTCTTGTATAGAATATAATAAAGAATATACTATACAAATGGATTAGTCTAACATACATGCCACACAAACTGTGTTGTATGGAATATAATGATTATTATGTCAAACAAAAAGGACATAGCTGTTAGACTATGTCCTTCCTAGAACTCAGAAAAAACTAATTATTTGTTTTTCCAAATTGAATACAGTACCCACACTGCCACCAAACCAACAACACCTTCTGCTCCTAATGATTTAACAATCGCTGTTACACCACCAATAACATCTGTCGCTGGTAAGAATGGGATAGCTGCTCCCTTGAATAATACTTCTAGAACGATAGCTAAAGCTAGTACACTAACTATCGTATCAGCAAGGGCGCCTGCCCAGTTCTTAATTGTTGCTAAGATTTCCATTAATAGGACCTCCGTTATACCAACACTGTTTGCACAGTGGGTAAGCTATTTAGAGTTTATGCAATGGAATTAATATGGTTACTTAATTAGAAGAATGGCAAATGACTCTTTTGAGTGGTTTCTAAGTTGTCTTTTACTATTTTGTTGATGATTTCTTTTTCTGTATTGCTTAACAGCATACTATCGTCATAAGATAACCCACCACGCATATACCAACACATACGCAACGCATCATCTTTAAGGGCTCTTATGTCCTTGTCGTAACCTTCAATTAAGGCCACAACTTCGGCGTTATCTAAGACTAAGAGCCTTTTCCGAAAAAACTTGCAAAGTCAAACACGATATCAATCTCAAAGGCTTTGCTACATTCTTCATTGCCACAGGTTACTGTAAATGGTTTAATATTGGCCTGTTTGTTATATTCGTCTAATCGAGCTTTAACGGCCTTAACGGTTTTATTATCGCAGTTTGAGTAGAATTCTTTAATGTAACTACTATCGATTACTAGTTGACCATCTTCTAATTCAATACTTTCTGTACTGTCTGCAGCAATCATGATGTTAAGATCAATTAGTTTGTTTAACTGACTGTTGAATTTTGTCTGTACATCTTCGGCAGAATCGCCAGCCTGCTGTAGTGATCTTAATAATTGTTGTTCTTCAAAGGCAATGATATTAGTTTTATTAAGGCTAAAGTAAGGTTGTGGACGCAGTTTGATCTTAAGATCGTCAACCTCGATGACCTTTTTATAATTTGGAGTTTCAATACCATTTAACACTACACCTAGGTCAATAGCATAGTCGTGTTCTGTTTCGCAATGCGGACATGTACTTGAGAAATCCATCTTATTACCGTAGCTGGCAATACGTATAGCAATAATAACGCTGTCTACGTCGATGCTGGGCATATTCCATGCATCTTTAATATTTGGACAGCAACTATGTATTACATCGATAACACCCTGTCCGTTTAACAGTGCATCTGGTGTTCGTAAAATAATTTCATCTTTGGTGCTCATTGCTAGAATAGGCAACTCGCCGGTCATTGACAATTCTAAACTGCCTTCTGGCCAATATTGCCCGCGGCTAGGTAGTTTAGTGTAGATCACTGGTTGTCTAAAGTGTCTAGCCAGTGGATTAGTTAAATTAGACGATTGCGTTTGAGTCATGATTATTTCCTATAAATAGTTGATAGTACCGTATATTATATTTATGGTGGCTAAAACTGAGGTTTATAAAAGTATGGATGAACAAAAAGCACAACAGATATTAGATTTTTTTGAGCGTTGGGGCACTAACACCGAAGAAGCATCTGAAATCTATAAAAAATCCAACAAATCTGCACAACAATTTCAAAAAGAAATTGACAACCTAACCAAGTCATCTAAGAAACAAGCAGCTTCGTATTCTGATATGAAGAAAAAGATGCAAGAACTTGATGATGCAATGGAAGAGTTAAGCGAGTCCACTGATGCAGCTTCTGCGGCCGAAAACCAAGCTAAGAAAGTTGTCCTACAAAAAATGAAAGCCGATTTAGCGGCTGAAGCGGCAACAAAAGCTCTAAGTGAAGCAACACGTAAAGCTACTAACGAGATGGTTGGTCGCACTATTCAAGGAACCGGACAATTTGTAAAAAGCCTACAAGCGGATGCTAGCGGTACAGCATTAGCCACTGAGCTAATGGTAATGGGCATTGATGTTGCTGGTACAGCAGCTAAGGGTGTAGGACGAACCCTAAATGCCTTTGGTGATGCTGCTATCGCTGCAGGTGTTGCTACCGAAGGCCTTGGATTTATTGTTGGCGGCGCAATGAAAATATTAGGCACTGCATTAGATGCAGGTGCTGAAACAATGTCTAAACTAGCTAAGTTTGGAGTCGAAGTTTTAAGTAAGGAAGTAGAAAAATCATACAAAGCATTTAATCAAATGAATTCGTCAGGTGCACTGTTTTCTAACGGATTACAGGGTATGCGAGATGCGTCACTTAGTGCCGGATTAACGGTTGAGCAGATGTCGAATGTTATAAAAGTTAACAGCTCATCTATTGCAGCCAGTGGATTGGGAGTAACTGAAGGTACTAAACGCATTGGTGGTGCATTTAGAGCAGGCGGAGACGCTTTAAAAAATCAATTATTTAATTTAGGATTCGGAGTTGAAGAACAAGTTGGATTAATATCCGACGTCACTAGACAACTACGTATAACCGGTAAGACTATCAATGATAAAGATGTTGCTGAACAAACTAAAAAATACGCAGAAAATCTGCGTACTATTGCTAATATCACCGGCGAAGATGCTAAGAAAAAGATGGAAGAAGCCGAAGCTTCTTCACGAGAGTTAATATTTAGACAAAAAGTAGCACAAGCCGGTTATGATATGACTGATGTAATTGCCTCAATGGCAGGCATGAATGAAGTCCAAAAGAAAAACTTTATGGATCGTGTAGCATCTGAAGGTGCAGTTATTAACGAACACGGTGCTATGATGAATGCGCAGGTTAAAGGATTTAGAGAGCAAGGGCAAGATCTATACAAATCCTTTAAAGACGGTTCATTGTCACTAGATGTAGTTAAAAACTCAAATGCCAAATATGCTGAAGTACAGAATAAGAGTATTATGGCCAATCAAGCTCTAGGTAGAGCGGGATATTTTGCTGGTGAAGAGGTAGGGGAGTTAACTAAGTCGATGTCTAATTTAGTCGACTTTAACAATAAAAATACCAAAGCTGCTGCAGATAACAGTAAAGCAGTGGGTGAAGCCGCAACTACTCAAGACGGATTGACTACTAGTCTAATAGGCGCTGAAAAAGCTGCCCAGGGAATGAAAGTTAAACTGCAAGAAATGATGGATGTGCCCATTAAGCATTTTGCTGAAGTAAGTGAAGCAATGTTAACTGAAGTATCAAATATGTTAGCTAGCATGGGCATGGGCAAGGGCGGAGTAGGATCTAATCAAGTAAACAATAATGTTGCTGCCGCAGAAAATAAAACAAAAGCTGCAGACAAAGCACTTGAAGATCAATATAAAAAAGCAGGGTATTCTAACAAATATACTGGGGCTATGTTTGCTAACAGCAAAGATGTTCAAAAAGCAAGACAAGATGCTAAAGTAGCAGATGAACAAGAAGAAAAAATTAAGCGTGCTAGAGTAGAATATCTAACGGGTATGAATGCTGTTAAAAAACGTCTGCAAAATGACGCAGATGAAAAGAAATACGGTATAATGGGGTCGTTGGGCATTAAAGGTGGGGCAGAAGTAGACAAAACTAAACTAGCAACTGCACTTACAGAATACAATAAAGACTTTGCAACATTAGAAAACTCGTTAGATCCTGCACAAAGTAAACAACGTTTAGAATATGCTAAGATGCTAGGCATGACTAAAGAAAGCAACTATGCACCTAAAGTTACGATGCACGATAAAGGTGGTCGCATTGGTGCTGGTAGACTAGGTATTGCTGGTGAAAACGGACCAGAACTTATTGGTGGCCCGTCTAGTGTACTGAGTACAGCAAGTACAGAAAAACTAATAATAGCTATTGATGCTATGCGTGAAATGAAAGGCACACGCATGGGCGCAAACGATTTTGACTGGCAGGTAGGCATGAGTGAAGGCCGTATGGCCACACTTAAAGACCGTGTAAAAGGCTTTGAAGGATTTGATGCTAACCAACTGCAAGAAGAGTTTATGAAACGCCCAGAAGCGTCACCTATTAAAAATGCAATGAAACAAATGGATGACGATGAACGTAACGACAGTGCTGCAGAAGCCGCTGCTCACTTGGCTGAAATTGCTAATTTAATGAGACAAAACGTAGATCATACCGCTAGAGTAGCAGCTAATACTAACTAATTAAAATTTATAGCAAACTATAATTTTAGTTAAATAATAAATACAACCTAGGTTAAACAAATGACAGAATTTTATGTTTATCAATACGTAGACAAAGAAGGAAACCCTTATTATATTGGTAAAGGTAAAGGCAATAGAATTAACGTTAAACATAAGTTTACAGAAGTACCTGATATAGAACAACGCCAAATTTTAAAAAATAATTTAACAGAAATAGAAGCGTTAATATTAGAAAATACACTTGTAAGAATGTATGGTAGAAAACTCGACGGCGGTATATTAGATAATATAAAACTAAATCAATGGGCTTGCTTATCAGGGTGGACGCATTCAGAAGAAACTAAAAAACGCATATCTGCTAATACAAAAGGAATTCTGAAATCAGAATCTACTAAACAAAAAATGCGTAAACCTAAAACTAAAGAGCATTGTGAAAAAATCAAACTAGCAAATTTAGGCAGGAAAGATGACGGTAGATATACAAAAGTTGGTGCTACTAAACGCACACAACGGTGGTATACAAATGGAGTAATAACAAGAATGTTTAAACCCGGAAATGAACTAGCTGACTTTGTATTAGGTCGAAAGGTAGGTATGTAAAATGGCATGGAAAAAGTATTTTAAGACTACTAATACCAGTGGTATGATGAGCCCTGTGGGCAATGGCGGTGGCAATAGTCTGCCAGATGCCGGCTATCGTAACTTTGCTAGTCAACTGCCTGAAGTATACATTGGTCACCCAAATCGTACAGAACGCTACAATCAATACGAACAAATGGATATGGACAGTGAAGTTAATGCCGCCCTTGATATTATTGCTGACTTTAGTACGCAGACTAATATTGAAAACGGTACAGGCTTTGATTTGTTCTTTAAAGAAGATCCAACCGACAATGAAGTTAAAATTCTTAAAGATCAGTTACAGCAATGGGTAACCTTAAACGATATGAACAAACGCTTGTTCAAATTATTCCGTAACTGTATCAAGTACGGTGATCAAGTATTTCTACGTGACCCTGAAACGTTCAAACTATATTGGACAGAAATGTTCAAAGTTACCAAGGTTATTGTTAATGAAGCTGAAGGCAAAAAACCAGAGCAGTACATTATCAAAGACATGAACATTAATTTCCAAAACTTAACTGCTACAGCCTTAAGTAGCAGTGATACATTTATTAATCACCCACAAGTTGGCGGCCCTAGCGGTGCTTATGTGCAACCACAAACACCATACAGTGGCGGCAGTCGTTTTAGTCATGCCAAAAATGAAGCTGTGATAGATGCAGAACACGTAGTACATCTAAGTCTAACAGAAGGGTTAGACTTAAACTGGCCATTTGGTACTAGTGTACTAGAAAGTATTTTTAAAATCTTTAAACAAAAAGAACTATTAGAAGATGCGATTATCATCTATCGTATACAACGTGCTCCAGAACGTCGTATCTTTAAGATTGACGTAGGTAATATGCCCACACACATGGCTATGGCCTATGTTGACCGTGTTAAAAATGAAATACACCAACGTCGTATACCTACACAAACAGGTGGCGGTGTTAATATGATGGATGCTACGTATAATCCATTATCAACCAACGAAGATTACTTTTTTCCAGTAACAGCAGAAGGCCGTGGTAGTAGCGTTGATGTATTCCCAGGTGGTCAAAACCTAGGTGAAATCACCGACCTACGTTACTTTACTAACAAGATGTTCCGTGGCTTACGTATTCCTAGTAGCTATTTGCCTACCGGTACAGATGAAAGTGAACGTAGCTATAGTGACGGTAAAACAACCACAGCATTAATTCAAGAATGGCGCTTTAATCAATACTGTATGCGCCTACAACGTATGATTGCAGAAACACTTGATAACGAGTTTAAAATGTTCATGCGCTGGAGAGGGGTTAACATTGACAACAGTCTATTTGAATTGCGCTTCAATGAGCCTCAAAACTTTGCCAAATATCGTCAGGCAGAAGTTGATCAAGTGCGCATCACTACATTTACACAGTTAGAGCAAATTCCTTATCTAAGTAAACGTTTCTTATTAGAGCGTTACTTAGACCTAAGCGAAGAAGAACTACAACGCAACGACGAACTATGGGCACAAGAAAACGGCACAGTTAATGATACAGACATTCCACAAGCAGGCCTACGTGCTGTGGGCGTTACTAACGCAGGTATCCAGCAAGACATGGATACACTAGCACCACAAGAGCTAGGTGTAGAAGGCGGTGCCGGTGCAGTACCAGGCGCAGCTCCAGAAGCAGTGGGAGCCCCGGGCACACCAGCAGCTGCACAGCCTGGAGCAGGTTTATAAGAATTTGGTAAATAACTTTATGAACCTATTAGAAATATTTGAACCTACTCCTGCAGGTTATGAAACAGAAAAGGACGACAACACTGCCGTCAAACTCCGCGACCTCCGCAAGACCAAATTAACTCTAAAACAGCTAAATCGTCTACGTATTATGAATGATATTCGTAAATTAGAACACGAAAAGAAGATTGACTCTGTACAACAACAATACAAAGCAGCGCCAGCAGACACCGGCGGCATGTAATTATCCCACCTTTTGGCTCAAAAAACACACATATAACCCCACTTTTTAATAAATTTTGTAAATATATACACATAATACATCACACCGATGTAAGTTTCGAAACTTATATTATCACAAGGAGTTCATAAATGAACAAATACGAACAATTAGTTGAGTTCATCATTAATGATGAAAATGACAAAGCTCGTGAATTATTCCATCAGATCGTTGTAGAGAAATCACGCGACATCTATGAGAGCTTAGTAGCAGAAGAAGACTTAGAAGAAACAATTGGCGGCAACGAAGTTGAAGACCTAGTTGACGAAGTAGCTTTAGACGAAGAAGGCATTTCTGAAGAAGAAGAATTTGGTGCTGAAGAAGAGTTTAGTTCTGAAGAAGGCGACGAATTTGGCGCTGAAGAACAAGGTGAAGCAGAAATCGAAGATCGCGTAGTTGATCTAGAAGATGCACTTGACGAACTTAAAGCTGAATTTGATGCACTAATGGCTGGTGAAGCTGGTGAAGAAGATCACGCTGATGAATTTGGTGCTGACGAAGTTGGCGCTGATGAAGCTCCAGAAGAATTTTACGAATCTGAAGAAGAAGATGACGAAGAGGAAGAAGAAGTTGACGAATCTATTGTACGTGAGTACGTAGAAAAAGTTGCAGCTCCTGCTAACTCAGAAGGCTCAGCAGTTGGTACAGGTAAAAGTGTAGCAGTTAATTCTAAATCAACTGTAGCTGGTA